TTTTTTTCACAAATTAATTATAACAGAAAGAAAGACCTTGAGTTCATTATAAACTCTTGGTCTTTCTTTTTTTCGGGACTATTCTTTTTTCACAGCCCCTATGGTTTTATAATGATTCAAGACCTGCTTTCCATGTATTCTTTCCAACGATTCCATCTGCTGTCAATCCGTGGCTCCTCTGCCAGCTCTTAGTCGATGCTTCTGTACCGTTGCCAAAATTGCCGTCTGCTGTTGCACCAATAATGACCTGCCAAACCTTAACCGCATTTCCTTTACTACCTTTTCTGATCGTAGTCATATTATAATCCTCGCTTTCTGATTTTGATGTATTTGTTGCTACCACTGCTTTATTAAATAAAGCCTGCTCTGCCGATCTGCGTCTTTTAAGTCCTGCAAGCACTTTACCATTTGCTTTACAGTACTGCGCCATTGCTACAGCAATCTGTGATGCGTTTCTACCTGCACAAAGCTTTTTAAGGTTGCCAGCTCCACAATTAAATGCAAACGATACCAGCGCGTCAAACTGATTCTGATTGAGATTTGCGGTGATTGGCACATATGCGGGACTATTAACATATCCCTCAAACTTTATAATATCCTGCTTTAAATATGCATCTGCCTGTGCCTGCGTGATTGTCATACCTTTTTTTACTCCGGCGGTATGTCCATAACCAATAGTCCATACCCCTGCGGCACACTGATAAGCAGACAAGCGGCAGCCCTCGAACTGCTTAATCAGATTAAGACCTGCCTGTCCAATTTTTCTATTTGCCATATAATTACTCCTCCTCTACTTCTGGAATTCCTGCCAAGGATGTAAGCCATGATACGATACCGGCTACAATTGCGGATGATACTACCATCTTCCAATCCACTGCTGAAATCACTGCTCCAGTACCGATTACTGCTACCGCTGTCTGCGCCATCGTCTTAATTGATCTGATTCCTGCGGCTTTCGCCCATTTTTGTGTGCTTACTGATGGTTTAAATACCGAATTTTTTAACATATTATTTTCCTCCCTCTAAATCTGCAATGCGATGATTGATAACTTTTACCTGTTCTTCGATAACTGGGACGCGCTGCGCAAAATTATTATGTAAGCGCACCTCGCGCGTTAACTCGTCAATTTTGCAGTCTGTGACCGCCTGCGCGGTCTGAAGCTTCTGCTCTGTTTTTTTCTGCCCCGAACTGACTGTAAGCACTGTTCCAATTAAAGTCAGTCCTCCTGCCACTAAAGCAGATATAATCGATTCCAAATGACCAACCTCCCTCTTTCTTTATAAAACCATTATAAATCCGCCAAGCCTTGTATTTGTGCCATTTTGCAACGCAAAAAGCGCCGGACAATTAATCTAATAGACTAATCATTCGGCGCTGCGGCACTGCTTTATTTTGTTGCTATTATTATACACCGCAATTCTGTGATTTTAAGAAAATGTACTGATTATCTGAATTTACATTTGCAAATTATTACCTTATAATTTTTTTGAGAGAGTCATCTACGAAATTGATTTAAAAAATACCTTCCCAGATGACTTTTCTCCTCCCATCGTGTTATACGAGCCGGAATTATCCGGCTCTTTTTATTTTACCATGTTGCATCACTGAAACCAGAGGGATAACTAAATTACATTCCAACCGCTCCAATTAGAAGTATCTGGATTATACATTTTAATCCAAATTCTTCCGGGTGAAGGATATGCCTCAGTCAACCTTACGATTACTTTGTAGTCTTTTAAAGCACTCTTAATCGTTAAAACTTCTCTATATGCGTAAAATGCACCATCGGTAACGGGGGAATTTAATAACTTAGATGCGTCTTCTGTGGCAATCACTCCATAACTATTAGATTCTCCTGTTGGATTTTTAAAGTCTATAATCAAGACATCAGTCAGTAATCGGTCACTGCCTTTACAAAAGTTCTGTTTTTTACTAACAGCCTGGATTCCTTCGCTTAACAAACCTAAACTCTGGGTGACATCCTCTATTGCATCTTTATTTTCTGCTATCGCTCCGGTCACAGTTCCATCACCGATACCAGATATATCAGTCGTTCCTATTTTTTTAGTATTACTATTTGCCAAATCATAAGCAGCTTTTACAGCTTTTGGCGTTGCCGCCACTCCAGCAGTTGATGCACTTGTACTTGATGTGCTGTCTGATAATTTGACATGTCCCAAAACGGAACTGGTAGCTTTAGATGTTGTATGACTTATTAATGTACTGACCGCCTTTGCAATCTTTCCGAACGCTACAGACGTTTTTTCACCACTGACCAGCGAGCTTAATTTTGATGCTTCTGTGTATGTTGGTGTTTGGTCATTTGTTGCAACATTTGGCACATTTCCAAGTCCTATCTGATTCTTCGTCACACCATGAGGGTTAGATTTATTTGCCACATGACTTATTAATGTACTAACCGCCTTTGCAATCTTTCCGAACGCTACAGTAATCATTTCTCCACTATTCAAATCTGACATGGCTGTAGACACTTCATAAGCTGGCTGCTTTAATCCATTAATCTCACGATCAATGATGTCCATGTTTTCATTCTGCACATTAATATCATAAAATTCATCCTCTGACGGCTTTGTTAAATTCAAATTTGTTGTTTTACTAGACATTCGTCAACACTTCCTCTCTCACTTGTTTCTGTGTGTATGCTGCCAACTGCGCATGCGTATAATGTGAAAGAATTTCATGCGTATTAAACATGCTAACAAAAATAACCATGTTAGCTGGCACAACACGTCTTAACATATCACACACATCCTGGTAATTATTCTCATTGCCTAAAGCTAATTTAACATTGAGTAAATATTTATCTGCGCTTAGAATCAGGCGATACCCATTCTCTCCGCACATTCTTTTTAATTGCTGTTCCAATACCGGCAGTGTATATGGAAGCTGTTCATTCAATTTAACCAAAATTCTAAATTTTCTCTCGTCTTGCGTATCTGTATCTTTTGGAATAATTCCAAGAATTTTCTCCATACGCTCTATGCCGATAGAAGATGAATCTGATACAAATTGATTATTCAAGACATTTTCTGCTTGCGGCCAGACTATTTCGAATTCTGGCTGTTCAGCTTCCATAATTGCTTTTATTTCTTTATATACCATTAAATATGGTGGCAAATAATCTATTATCTTACGCTCCATCCGTCACACTTCCTCTCACAGGAATGGAATTGGATTCCAATATTAAATTCTCTGCATTTCCATTTATCTTTGTATTTGAAATATCAATTACTCCGGCACAGTCCAAGATTCTTGTTTCAATTTGGCTGATTCGTACAATTAACTGATCAGACGACGCCCAGTTTTTTGCAAGTTCCTGAAAATAAGCGTCAATAGCTTTTTCAATATAATTTCCAGATGTTTTCCAACTCCACCCTGTCTGATATACGATATTAGTTTCTATCTGAATCTCCTTTTGGGTCGTGCCATCTACCGTTACGATATGTCCGATTGGAGCTACCGAATCAATCTCTTTTTGTACTTTTTCTATCAATGTGGTTGTAGGCACTGTATAATCTGATGCAATAATAGTTAACTTTACCGTTCCACCGCCATTCCAGACAGGTGTCACTTTTACACCTCCAACGCCTTCTATAGCATATGTTTTCTGCTTATAGTCTGTAATATTGCCTCCATATGCCTGGCTCACAAGAGTATCAAAATATCTCGATCTGAGATCTTCATCTGATTCTTCATTTTCGCCCGGAATTAAAATAGCCGTGATTTCTGCTGTTTCTAATCCGTTAATATAGTCAATCGGAATCAACTGACCAGAAATCCCATTTGGAAGACTTCCTGCTGTCTCACACACCATCTCATACACACCATTTCCAATCGGTTCTTTAACTGTATAATTGTAATCTCCACAATTAAATCGCAAACCAGACAAATCCAAGTCAACCGGTTTAAAAGTTCCCTGAACAATCGCATGCGTTGCTGGCTGTCTTGTGATTCCTCTTTCCATGCATCTTTTATCCAGATAAACTCCTTGACAGGTATCTGCAAATGTCTGGTCTAAAGCTGTCTCTAATTCAGTATAAAGAATAGACATTTCAAATGCTGCCGGTGCAAGTGCATCAAATATAATCGCTCCCTCACGCTTATCTAGGGTATCTGGCACCCTAGACAACATACGTTCCATAATCTTTTCATATGTCATCTCTTCGAACATTAAACACTCACCTCTTTTTCCATCTGAAAATCACCAAAAATGGTGTGTACTGAAAATGTACACACCACCTCATGTTTTTTACTTGTATCAAATTCAAATTGATCTACCGAATTAATTCTTTCATCTTGCAACAATGCTTCTTCGATTCGCCTGGTTATCTCAGGACATGCATATGTTACTGATTCGCCAAATAAATCCACCAATTCTATCCCATAATTCCATGAGTATATCGGGTAGACATATCGTTCTGTACATAATATCTTATATACCACCTGCTTCATTGCTTCAATGGTATCCACCGTACCTCTAACGCTTTCACTGATCATTCGATAATTTTTACTCGGCATATCCTCTTCATTTATTTCTGTAAGCAACAAATTATTAACACTTGGGATCATATTTACACCGCCTTATCCAAAATAATATAACTTTGACCGCCCTGGATTCTTGCAAGGATCACTTTATCTCCTGTTTTTAATGCATTATGGATTACTATTTTTTTTCGTCCCCTTTTCATATTCCCAATCAACATCAACAGACATCTCATGGTTTGTTACATTACGCGCTAAGACAAGTTGTTCTTTCCCAAGTATAAGCTTCTGGTCTACTTTAACTTTTAATGGAGATACGCTTAATACTGTTCCTTCATAAAATCCTGCTGGTCCGGCGGAATTTACTGCATCTAATGCTGCTTGCTTGATCTGTTTGATCAATCCATCAAATTCAGACAAAATCACCACCCCTTAATGTCAAATTCATAAAATTCTCATTTTCTCTAAAAACATGCTTACACGATTCCACCAACATCATAGACTGAACTTTTGCAACTCCTAAATCCAGAATAACAGGTAATAAACATCCTGCCCGGACTGATACATCTCCTATTGCATTCGTAATCTGAAATGATTTTGATTTTCTGTTATACAATTGCAATAAAGATTCAACTTTTTCTTTGCCATTTTCACCCTCAGATAACTTATCGTAATACTGCAGCATTCCCCACTCATTCATTTTAGATGAATCCTGCGCAATATATACATCTCTCTGTCCGGTGTTCTTATTGTCATAAACAAGCTTTATTTTGTTATACGTCTGATCATCAATGGATGAGCTATATTTATAATTTTCTCCTGTTTTAGAATCAATCAAAATATTAACTGCCAAATTTGCAATATTTTTCAGTGACAATGAGCCGAAATCATCATATAAAACATACATTTCACCAACATTCATTAAAGTCTGATCCAGACAATCCTGCATGATGTCAAATAAAGATTTTCCGTCTTCCACAAGGGATGGTATTACATAACCGGTATCTTCCACATCTCCAGTCTGCAATTCAAAATCTGCAGCTATCAGCTCTAAAACTTCACCGGCTGTTTTCCCATTAATCACATAAGTATCCTTATTTTTAAAATACCGCAATTGATCATATGCAGTAATCGACAGCACCGGTTCCTTGTCCTTTTCTATTTTAAAAATAAAGCCATAAAACACATTTAATCCATTCCAGCGCAATCTCACTGGATTACCCTCTGTGACATTTAATTTGCTGTCATACATACATTTAAAAGTTAACTTTCCCGGTGATCCATACCTTTCAGTTTCCCATTTAATATCCTCTAGTACGGCGGGAAAATACACAGTATCTCCATTCTGGATTAATAATTCTGCTGACATTTTCCCTCCTATACCGGAATCGTAAATACTTGATTTGGATATATCAAATTAGGATTGCTGATTCCATTTGCATTTGCAATTTTCATATAATATGTTTTTGATCCACTTCCATAAAACTTTTTTGCTATTACACTTAAGCAGTCACCCTTTTTGACGGTATAAGTGGTTGGCAAACCATTAGATGGTGCTGTTGATGTATTACGAGAATTTTTCACCTTTGCTGTTGTCTTTCTCTGCGTAATCGATAAAATAGCTGTTTTCGTTCCATATTCCTTATACTGCTTAAGCTTTATCGATACAGTAACGTCTAAACCGTTCTTGCTTTCTTCCACAATGTTATAATTTTCAAGTGATACTTTCATATTCGTATCAAATAACATCTTTCCGTTAGGAAATGCTCGTGTAACGATAAATTGAAATGGCAGTTTACTTTTTTTCAATGTCTCTATAGCATTCAGAAAGGCCTCTGCTGGCTGATAGCCATTTTTATAAACTGCAAAACCATATTGAACATTCGGTAACAGCGCATCAAATTCAATTTCTGTCAAACTGGCAGATTTCAAAACATTAATTTCACCATCATTTATAAGGTTATATGTTTTATTCTGTCCACCAATTTTAAGAGTGAGCTTCGATGGTGCAACCGGCAACAATGTTTTTCCTAAATAAAAATAATATGACATTTTATGAATGCACCCCCTCTGCTGCTTGCTGCAATGCTTCTGTTACTCCATTAGCCAAATATGAAATCACTCCATCAAGATCTGTATCCTGGCTTACTGTATTTGTAACCCCTCCCATATTTACATTTACACTTGCTGTTGTAAAACGATTAATGACTTCCCGCTCTGCAAGGTCTCTCATGTACTCCAAATTTTCATTGCTGATATCTACAGAATCTGCAATTGCACTTGTATCTTTCGAAATATCTCCCAACGTTGAAGCCATTCCATCCGATGCAGAATCATATCCAGCGGAAGTAAGTAAATCTGAAAAACTGTCTGTAGATAATCCGCCGGAAAAAGCAGAAGATATTTTATCATCAATTCCTTTTCCGAAATCATAACCACTTTGATACGCATCACCATAATTTATACGGTCAAGCGTGTAGTCTTCTGGATTTAACTGATTTGATGCTGTTCCTCCCGCATCTTCAATTTTAGCGTCGATTTTTGCCTGTATTGTATCCTGAAAGCCACTCACCGCATCAGCAAGACTAGACCCAAAGATCGTATCTAGTAATTTTGCAGCACTTTCAACAACACTTATGATGAAATTTAAAAGAGACAACAACATCATTTCAATAGCAATAATCGGATGATCGAAAAGAACCCCAAAAGCCGCCGCAAAATTTGCAAAAAAATTCCATAATCCTACTCCAGCCGTTATGATCCTGTTCCACCACCCTATCAAAATATTTCCAATCAGAGCACCGGCTGTAGCGATTACTCCACATATAACACCTGTCGCACTGATAGTTGTACCCTGTACCTTATTAATTGCTGCAACGACCATGTAAATTACTGCTATCACTGCAACAATGGCAAGTACAATCCATGTAAGCGGACAAGCATATAAAGCAGCATTAAATGCAATCTGTGCCGCAGATGCTCCGGTTGTAGCTGCCGCTTCTGTTGCTGTAGCTGTCCCATGCGCAACCGCTCTTATCGCAGCGACCAATTTTAATCCGTTGGAAACTGCTTCATATGCATTATGCATTATAAGCACACCATTATAAAATGCCAGTGCCAATGCCACACTATAAATAATTGGACTGATAATGGACCAGTTATCAGATACGAAAGCGGCTCCCTGAATCAGCGTATTAACCACACTCAGTGATACATTTGCAAGTACAGCCATATCATTTATTGCAGTCTGCGTAAATTGTTTAAATTCCTCACTATTCGCAATCTCATTAATTCTCTGTAATACCGGTTGGAATTTCATTAATGCTGTATTTTGCATAGATGTCCAAATCTGCGACCATGTCATAGGCATATTATTAAACTTGTCGTTGATCTCATCAGAAGCAGAAAAGATTGCCTGTTTTACAATATCAGCCGAAATCTGTCCCTCCGACGCCATCTGCCGGATTTCTCCGATTGGGACTTCGAGATAATTTGCGATCTCCTGTATAAGGTTCGGAGCCTGCTCAAAGATACTATTAAGCTCATCACCACGAAGGACGCCAGAGCCTAATGCCTGTGACAACTGCAACATTGCATTTGAAGCTTCTGTCGTGGATGCGCCGGCAATTACCATCTCTTTTTGTACAAGATTTGCAAAATCAACGACCTCTGCCGAACTGCTAAAAGCATCCTTCGCATTATTTCCGAATTTTGCAACGACTGCTGACATATCTGCAAATGAACCTCTGGCATCCTGCGCAGACGCATACACTAGATTAAATAAATCTGACGTACTTTTTAAATTTCCTCCTACAGATTCGAAACCATTATTCATCATTTCAAGACGTGCCGTTATTGCTGTCAGTTCGTCTGATGTATCAAGAACATTTTTTAATGTCTGTACTGTTGCTACAGTTGCGAGTATACCTGCAGCTTTTCTAAATGCATTTTCCAATCCACCAGCAGAACTTCTTGCCTTTTCTGTCTGTTCCTGCATTTCCTGTATCTTATTATTTGATCTATCTAACTCATCCTGTATATCCTGAATCTTTCTTTCATATCCATACAATTCCTGCGTGATTGCCTGAATACCAGCAGAATTAAATGCAGAATTAGTTGCCTGATCTGTATCATGCAATGCATCCGTTGTGCTGTATAAAGCGGCTGTGATACGATTTAATGGTCCTGTCATCTTATCAGTTATCTCAATAGCTGTTCCTATCGCCATAAATCCACCAACCTTTCATGAGCATAAATATAATTTTAATACTCTTGTTATTTTGAGCTATGCTTCATTTTTTCTTCCTGCCTTTTTTCAGCTTCAATCCTCAAATCAATTGCCGCATAAATAAAAGCACGCTCATTTTCATCTAGTTCCATTAATCTGGACGGCAATATATGAAGCTTATGCAATGCATAATATGCATAATTGGCTTCACTATCGCCGCCTTCTATTAGTTTTTTGCCTCTTCCACCTTATCATTCATGGTTTCATCTAATCCGTTGTATTCCTGGACAAATTCGACAAAATTGTTATACTCTGCCGGATCATCTACCATTTCTTTCAAAAGATCTGATGCAGTTTTAACTCCATAGGAATCCTGTAACTCTGCATTATAAAGATCTGGGTATACTACAGCTGAAACGAGTAATTCTGCTACATATTTAGAAGAATTTACTTTTGGTCGCATAACACCTGGTTTTCCGGTGACTGGAACATCTATTGTGCATTTTTCTCTGATAGCTTCTGTTTCTTTTGTTGATAAAGCTTTAATTTCCCATTTTAACGGTTCTCCATTTTCATCGCATAATGATTTTGTTGCAGCAAAAAATGCATTTTTCTTTTCCTTTTTGTTCTTTTTCAAAAAATATGCTAAATTTCCCATATCACTTACCTCATTCTTAAAATATAAAGGCAGACACTGCATGATCTGCTAATTGTCTGCCTCAACTCTTTACATATATTCTGGATCTGTATATCTCTCTGGCGAATCAAAATCCATTGCATATCCTTCAATGGTCTGCTCTACAAATTCGCCGTCTGCGTCGAACATCGATAAAAGAACATCTCCCTCAATTACACACTGCTTATATACCTTCGTGCTCCGTCCCATACATGTTGCTGAATCACTACTCGTTACCTGGCATTCAAAGGTTGGCAATAAGCCTGTATTCTTAAATTCCTCGATCAATTTATCAAACATTTCACTGCATTTATAAACTGTCATTGAGAATTTAATGGTAAGTCCGACCGCTTTTTTACCATCAATCAATGCACCTAATCTTGTTACATCGGCATTTTTGACATTTGCTTTTGCTTCAAATTTTTTTGCATTAAGCATAGAATAACGTCTTCCATTAATTGTGCAAAAAAACTCTGCCTGTTTTGCGCTTGGTGCATCCTGCGTATTCATAAACTGTTTCGACATGCCCATCTTCCTCCTGTTACTCAATCATTGATTTCATGTACAATTTTTCCATTGTATTAATAATGGTAATTGCGCTGTTAATAAGTACTGATTTCTTTGTATCGCCCTGTTCTACAGTAATATCTTCTGGGTCAAAATCTTCGATTGCATTGATATCACTTAACTGCTGATCAATTTTCACAATATCCGACCACAAACTTACTCTTCCCGATTTGTCATTTGGAACCTTGCCAAGATATTTGGAAGCAAAAATTGAAGCAATAGAATCTGCTCTTGTGTCAATGACGCGGATTGTCTGATTATCCTTGAAAATATCGCCCATTTCGTCTGTAATGCTGGTAAAAGAATTAATATCCTCAAGAACATGAACCTCTGTACCTACCTGATGTAACACCCATTCGCCTTTTTCCAGAGCTTCTGTAAGTTCATCCTGAGTAAATTCAGTGTTAATGCTTAATTCGCCATCATATTTCATATTCGTTGCAGACTTATTTACAGCAGTACCGGCAATAACACCTGTAGCCCAATACACAAGTTCTGCACTGTTTTTCACATTTACACATGAAATCGAATCTGCCGAACTATAATCGTGCATAACCACCTGTAATCGAATGCCTACATCATTTCTCAATCTGTCTGCAAAAGCGGCATACAGTCCTTTTACTGCACTTTCAGATCCAGCATATCCAATTGCATTTACATCTGGATAAGAACTGATTTTATCCAAAAATGCCTGATGATTTGATGTCGATGCAGTACCGTTTGTTCCACCGCTTAATGCCGTTGCTGCCGTAACAGACAATTCAGCGGATTTTTTCCACATAACAAAATCATTATCAATAAGCTCTGATGCTTTGGAAACTGTCTGACTGTCCATTTTTTCAGTTCCAAGATACAGTAATACATCGAATCTTTCACCATCATCCACATTTGTCTGAATAACAACCTTAAGGTCATTTCCTTTTTTGCCTGTATATTTTGCTTCCGCAAATGTATTCGAAGCTTTCACTCCCCCAGAAGTGACTTTGTATACATATACTTTGGACGCATGTTTGAAAAGTTCTCTTAATGGCAACATTTCTGCCGCATCATAGTCGAATCCAAACATTTTTTTACTATCCTTCATGAAATCCGAAGCTGTGACACTAACCACCTTATCATCAGCACCCCAGTCCAGTTCCAACGCCATTGCAGCTACGCCTCTGTCTGATAACGTTGCTGATGCAATTGCTTTTGAAATGAACTGAAAATAAGCCCCCGGAAGTACTTTATTCTGTGTTAAATATGTTCCTCCACCTAATGCCATTATTTTCCACTCTTACCCTTTCCATAAAACGAATCAATCATCTTATCAATTTCTTCTGTTGAATAATTTTTATGCTTGTCCAGATTCCCAGACAAAAAATCTCTGTACTTTTTATATCTCATGGAACTTACAATCTGTTCCTTTGAGAATAAAATCTTTTCTGGTTCTTTTTTTGTTTCTGCCATGTTATCCTCCTTTACATCACTTTTGTGCTTTCCTCAAACTGCATCATGCTTTCTAATTCCTCTTTTTTGAGCAAAAAGAGATCATATGTAATCTGAAAATGTAAAACTCCATCCACTACATTTCCACTTACATTACTGCCATGTATAATCTTATCCTCTACAGTAATATCACCGAGGCATTCGATTAAAGTCTCATAGACGGTATTACATTCATCCACAGGCTCATCATCTGATTTAGGAAAATAGTCAATCACAAACGGATAATATCGTCTTGAGCGAACTTTTCCGGTCACTTCCACACTTGGATTCAGACACATAACAGAAAAACACGGATTTTTTAATCCCTGCTCTACCAATTCTGTATATACTTTAAAATGTGCTGAACCATATTCTGTCCTGATTGCTGTAATAATACCATCAATTACTTTTTGTATCATTTCATCGCGTCCTCCAGAAATTTTTGCAATTTTCGTTCTAAAATCTGTGGTGTAACGGTTCTTAATTCTGCTTCTGAAATTGTTAACATGAATTTTCCCGGAACCCATCCCTGATGATTTCGTTTTCTGTGACCGTATTCCACATATGCAGCATATTCAACAGCATTTGTAACATCAATAATATATGTGTTTCCCTCTTTACGAACACTCATATTTTTTTGAGATACTTTCTGGTCTGATCCAAATAAATTATCATACATTGCCTGAGTTGTATCTCGCTTTGAATCACCTGTTTTTGCAGATGTCCATCCACGCCGTAGTGTACCGCCAACTTTATTTTCATAATTCCCAGGCTTAGTACGCTTTATTACTTTTTTTAATAATCTGGCAGCCAATTCTTTACAGCAGGCCTTCATAAATTCCTCTTTCTGCTGTTTATTGAGATCCTCGATTTTTCTTGTGAAATCCTCTAATTCTTTATACTTTACGCTCATTATGACCACTTTTCCTTCAATTCAAGAATAACTTCCTGATGTGTTTCATATACCGCCGGCTTACCGGAGCTTGCATAATCCGTTGTGACACCATTCTGCGTTACCGTAATCTTTGAACCTGGTTCTATGATTCTCTCCGGTTTTAAAAACAGCTTTACAGTTTGTGTTTGGATTGAAGCTCTATCTCCTTCCTTGGCAGATTCCTTACTATTAAAAGAAAGTCTGCAAGGCTCATTCTCTAAAATCACAGCATTAGTAAATCCTGTCGATCCATTAGGCTTCTCACATTCTGCACGTTGCGTAACGGTGCATCTTCCATCATATGTGCTTTCAATGATTTTTCTTACCATGTTCATGTGGACACTACCTTCCTGTATCGGTTTAAAGATGATTTGTAGTTTTTCATGAGACTATCTGTAAATGATGCAGATACAGTGCCAAATGATGTAGAAGTATCACCGATTTGAGCCGAAGAAACTCTTTGTGGTGTCTCTGTTTCTCCCGGCTTTTCATTTCTGTAAATATCCATTGCCATGCGCAAGACTGTTGTTTCTAATTCTGCCGGGATTTCATCAATGTGGCAGTAATTTTTTACAATGTCTTTTGCGTTATCCAATGCAAACTCTACACATATTTCTATGCTCTGCTCATCGGCATTTAATCCAAGAAGTGCCAACAGCCTTTCGGCTGTCAGCTTGCTACTCCCTTCCATGATTATCACCTACCCGATTTTGTGTTTAATAGCAACAATTCTAAGCTGTTTTGACTCATATACAGGTTTCCAGTTCTCTGCCATTGCAAGTTCTGTACGAAGTGGTGTTTCCACATGATCACGTTTTGCTCCAGTGTATGCAATTCCTCTTGGATGTAAAATAAATGCTTTACGGTTAATGAGATAATCAATACCAGCACCGGTCTGTTTATCACGATCCGTCTCGGTAGCCACAAACCCAACAGGAGAACCATTACCATATGCTACTGCACCATTTCCAAAAAGATATGTAGTGTACACACCTCCGTCACCTACTGGGCATCCGTCATCTACAGTTACACGTCTACCCTGATAGGTATCAAACTCTACATCCGTAGAATCACGCTCTGTCTCAATGAGATTCAGTTTCTTCAGATAAGACTTTGTTGCTGAATGCATTGCGACGCCAGATAACTGTGACTGTGCATCACCAAGCAACTGACATGCATCAATAAATGCTGACGCACTGATCTGCTTTGCTGCTTCTGTCTTACCTGCAGTAAGATCGAGAATATGATCTTTCATTCTGGTCTCTGCCGCCGGTGTTCCTTCCGATCCTGCTGTAGTTGTACCAAATACTCCAGTAAGAATCGCAATCAGCTCTTTCTGCATATCACGTGCCCAATAAGACGCAACCAGATCACCAATCGCTTTCATTGGATCAGCACCTGCCAAAGCAGCGGAAAGATTCGTTGCTCCCCACATATTCTGGCGAAAAATGGTAGTTGATACATCCTCATTGGAACCAATTTTCTTAGCAGTCATCTTGACATCTTCAAGAATCGCTTCGGATTCCCCCTGTAAATCCTCAAAAAACGGCATATTATGTGTCCTTGCAGCTTCGCTTGCCAACACATCAAATTCTGGACTGTTTACCACAATCCCACTCTTGAAAAACTCTGATAACTCCATTGTTCTGTTCATTACATACGGGTTAAAAAGTTCCGGTACAATAACGTCTGAAATTTTTGTAATTGCCATAAATATTTATCCTCTCTTTCTTAAATCGTTACTCCAGCCGCAGCGGCAAGCTCTTTTGCCTGTGCTGGATTTTCTTTTAAAATACGTCCCTGCTCAGTCAGATTAAATGTTTCCTTTGCGAATGGATTTGTTGTACCACCTGCGCCACCATTTTTCGGATTATACGGTGGTTTCTGCTGTTCCTGTTTAAACAAATGTACCATTGCCGCATCCTCTTTATATGGTTTCACAGCATCCTCTACGCCAACAGGCTTCCCTTCTTTATCGAAGTTGAACTTATCCAGCCCACCTGCCTTATAAATCAGATAGTCCGGATCCAGAACTCCCTGCTTTGCAAGAGATTCTTTTAAGGTGTATGTCTTTGCTGTTTTCTCTGCTGAATCTTTAAGGTCTTTAATCTCTGTTTCATATTCTCCAATTTTTTTCTGCAAATCTGCATTATCTCCATTGGATTTTTTAAGCTCTGTGATCGTGTCATTTGCAGTTTCCAACTCTTTGACTTTGTTATTAAAATCATCTTTTGGTACTGCATGTTTTGGGAACTCTTTCTGTGCCGCATTCATGACTGCATCCACATCAAGTTTTCCATCTTTAATCTCTGCCTTTTCTAAAATTGCCTTTAACCATTCCATTTTTTTTATCCTCCATAGATTTTTATTCCCGCTCTCCGGGTATTGGGATTCTCTGTTTATTCTCCAGATGAGTAATGCCGTTCTTTAATGTCTGCGGATAAAAGACAATATAAAAACAGGACTGCCGGAGGAACTTACTTGGCGTCATCTCTACGCCGTTCGGTTCATAAATTTCCGGTTGTCCTGTCATTACTAATTTGGGGTATAAAAATACCACCTAACCATTATCGGCTGGTGGTATATCTTGTTTCTTTTTAAACCCTATATT